TTTTTGTTTCAAAACTGAAATTTGCGAATCCACCGAACTTGGCAAAGATTGAGTGAGGGAAGGGCGTTTCGTCAGGAGTAGATTTAATTAAGTTTTGCGGGTTCAATTCCCGTCTCTAGTACCTATGATCAGACAATATATTCCTTCTCGATACCCTGAAAAAGTTTATCGTGTTAATTCCTATGGTCAAGTTTTTCCTCGGTGCAAACCACTGGGGATTGTTAAGACTGCTATAGGAATCTACTATCACTTTGAGTCACTCGATCACCTCACAAAAGGAGAACATTTTTACTGTTTTCGCAAAGAAGATTTTACAGAAATTTCTTGACAATTCTAGTAAAATGATGTAAGATTTAAGTAATAGATTAAAGAGGAAATCATGAATATCGTAAACATGGACACTGCTAAAATTAGTTATTACGCTAATTTCTATGCTGGACAATATCGAAATTCTAAAAAAGAATCTGGGGAAAATGTCCAAAAAAAACGTGCCATTTTATACTCTAAAATCCAGGAGTATAATAAAGTTTTAGAACAACGGGGTTTTAAAAAAGTAAAGGTGTAATCATGACAGAAGAAAAAAAGAAAGCATGGGCTAAATTATCAGGTCAGGATGAGATTGACAAGAACAAAGGACTTGTCAGAGGAACGGAAGAACAAGAGTCTGCTAATAGGCTTAAAGCGCATCTAGAAAATTGTAGAAAACACTTAAAGGATTGGAGAAAATGAGATACACGATCAGGACAATAGATAGAAGAAATAAGCCTTGCAAGATTAAAACCTCTATGCACCAAAGTCGATTAATGGCTTATTTAAACGCTTTAAGCCGCAACGGGCATCGCGGTATTCTAGTAGAGGAAATGGTAGGTATTTCCTAGTAATTTCACCCAACAGGAGTAACAGGAGTAACAAATGGACACATGGCAAATAGCGGAAAAGTTATTTAATTTTTGTGAGGGAAGATACCCAGATTTAAAATGGGCATGGAATTACTCTTATGGTGATATTGATGGTTGTAAGGATGTTTCACTTATTTTTGGTTCTTGCTCTTTGTTTAAACTGGAGCTAGAAATTCGCTCAGAGGAAAAACAAGAGCGTTATTCTTACGAAAAAGAAGCTACTTACGATTATATACTAGGGTTGCTTCGAATATCTCAATCAGAAGAAAAATCCTTACTTCCCTGGTCAGGTAGCTTCCAGGTAAGCCTAAACCATGATAAGAATAGCGAGTTAGAGTTTACGATTGCCACTCATGACGAGTGGAATGATGATAGCTGGAGTGTAGTAAAACAAGCCAGAAAAATAGTGAGAGAAATTTTTAATTTTATTCTCGATGAGATTCAAGAATAGACAGGAGTAACAAATGGACATAAAACAAGCATCAGAAAAAATATTCAATTTCTGTAAAGAAAAATACCCGGATTTAGACTGGAATTTTGATTTTACAGATAATGACTACAAAATCATTCAATGCTTAACTTTTTCTAATTACAACAACATAGAGATTAGATACGATATTTGTGCGGGATTAGACGGACGACTTAAGTGTGTTCAGTGGCAAGATAACCTTGTAGGAAGGTTTAAAATTTGGATAAATCCTCCTACTGGATTCTGGTCTGATCAGTATGAAGACATTATAGTTTTTGAAAATCTTGCCTATTATAGACATGAGCTATGGAGTGCAGAAGATTGGAAATTAGTTAGTCAATACCGAAAAGTAATGCTAGATATTTTCACTTTCATTCTTGATGAAGTTAAAAATATCTAGCATTACTAGACAGAATATCTGTCTAGTAAATTTACCCAACAGGAGTAACAAGTGGACATAAAACAAGTAACAGAGAAAATATTGGAATTCTGTCACAGAAGTTATCCAAATTTAAGATGGAATCTTGACTCTGAAAATAATATAATTCAGTGTCCACTTTTTCCTGATGAATTAATAATAGAGGTTTTTCTGGATAGTCCGCTTAAGCGTGTTTTATGCGAAGCGCATTATGTAGGCACGTTTGAATTATGGATAAACCCTGACGATAGAGACAATAACTATCCTTATGAGAATCAAATAGCATTTGATTATATTAGAAAGTCAAAATCTGATTATAACAAATACAGAGAAACTCGAAAAGTAATGCTAGACATTTTTAATTTCATTCTCGATGAGATTCAAGAATAGACAGGAGTAACAAATGGACACATGGCAAATAGCTTGGAAAATATTAGAATTCTGCAGAGAACAACACCCAAATCTAAGATGGGACATCAAATCTGCAAGAAAAGACTCAACGTTTATTTATGGATCAGATTCTTTTATTGAATTAACATTAGGGGTTCACAAAGAATGTGAATTTGAATATATTTTAGGTTCTTCTAAAATATCATCTCCTATAGTCTGGCTAGGCACGTTTCACGTTTGGATGAATTTTGAAAAAGATAGTGACATAGATTTTACTCTTTATGAGACAGCCAAAATATGGAATGAAAAAGATTGGCTATTATCCAAACAATCTCGAAAAATAATGTTAAATATTTTTAACTTTATTCTCGATGAAATCCAAGAGTAAAAACATTACTAAGAGTTAAAACAATGGCGACAAACAAAGAGTTAGGACTTCCGCCTAAAGGAACGTATCCAGCTAAGGTAATTGAAGTTATCGATGATTTTAAAGTAGTAATAAACCGTGGTAAATTAAATTGTATCCGAATAGATACTTCTCATCTAGTTTATTCGATTACAAACAAGCCAATATACGACCCGATAACTAGCGACTTCATTGGTCATCGTATTCTTTATAAAGGGTCAGGAATGATTATTTCTGTTGAAGAAAATACCTCTATTATTCAAGCTTGCAATAATTCTCGATACGACTGCAAGGAATTTGTCAATGTTTGTGTCAACGATTTAGTTATTTGTATTTGAGGTAATAACAATGGAACTATTAAAAAAAGCGTCACTTAAAGAAATCAGAGATGTCTTTAAAAAAACTTTTGAGCAGATGAGTATCTCCGAATACGATACAGTGGACATCTCAGAGTGGGATACAGTCGCAGACGACAAATGCATCCGTTTAATAGGAACTTTGGTAATTAAAGAAGATTATCTTTACAAAACTTATGGTAAGTTAATAAAAAACAAAAGGTATGAAGTTTTGATTGAATGTCGAGAAATTTCGACTGAATATCAATTGATAAACAAATGCTTTGAAAAAATCACAATAGAAGGTACGTTAGGCGGGTCTTTGGTTGTCCTGCATTGGAACTACAGTCCTGACAAAAACAATGAAACTTCAAGATATAATCTTTATCCAAGCGGAAACAAAGAAGAGTTCAATATTTTGATTCCAGAAGCAACAAAGATAATGGAAACTATTTTAGGTTTTATCAAAACAATTAAAGCTGAGGATTAATACTAATGAGCAAACAAGAAACAGCCCAAAAAATATTAGAGTTTTGTAAAGACCGTTACCCAGAAATAAATTGGAAACAGACAAATTATATAAAGTCAACTATTCGTATTTGGGGTAAAACAAATGGAATTGGTATAAGCATAGAAATTATCGGGACGCAATTAGAAAGCTACGCTGTGTTAGGAGATGTAAGTGCGCTTATTTCCGAAGCCCGGTGGTCTGGTTCTTTTAAGATTTGGCTAGACAAAAAAGAATCTCAATTTTCTTTTAAATCAAAAAGAGAACTTGATATGTCAACAGATTTGTTTATAAAAGCCAAAGAAATATTATCAAGTATTTTTGAGTTTATCGAAACTAAAATACAAACCGAGGTGACACTATGACAATAACAGCAAAAGAGTTTCTTGAAAAGTCAAAAGCTATGGGACGCTCAAAAAAAATAGATATACTTAAAAAAATTGCGGCTTTTTGCTACAAAAAGTATAATGTTAATTCCAACTGGAACAGTTGGTCGTTTAAAAATTTTCTTTGGTCGGAATGGGAAATAAAGTGCGATCAACAAATGTGCCTAATAGGTAATGCCAAAGTTATTTTAGATAGTCAGACCATAGCCCATGTCAGAGTTTTTTGTGGTTTTATACCAAACTTTAGCTTGATACCAGAAATCAGAGTAACTGGTACGATATTTGATTTAAGAACAGGAAAAATAAAAGAAATAGCCATGTGTAGAGAGTATGGTGATCCAGATAATGGGTATTACTCGGGATTTGGAATCTCTGACAAACAAGAGGAGATTACCTTTATTCGTGACAAGACAAGCGAAATAGCAGAAGCTATATCAAATTTTATCAAGTCAATCACCTAATATTATGACACCAACACTACAAACACAAACACTTTTCGTACCGACTAAACCACAAATTCAATTAAGAGATGACCAAAAAGCTCTTAAAAGAGAACTGTATGATGCTCTAAAAATCTACAAAAGAGCGTCAGTCGTTGCTCCTTGTGGATGGGGAAAAACGGTATTTTTGTGTCAAATAATCTACGACGCTGCTGTAAAAAGGCAGCGTCGGACTTTAATCGTAGTACCTTTTAGGGTACTTATTGGGCAAACCCTAGAAACTCTAGGAAAATTTGGACTATCTGCTGGGGTAATTGCTGGTAACTACAAAGAAGATAGAAACCAATTAGTACAAATTGCAACAACTCAAACTTTATCTAGAGGACGAGATATTACTTGGTTTAATCCCGAAGTAATACTAGTCGATGAAGTTCATCTATCAGCTTACTGCCAATGGTTTAAAAATAGCTTTCCCAATCTTAAAAACGGTAAGCAAACAACCTCAATTAAAGACATTCGTGACGAATTAGCAGTATTAGGTATCGCTGTAGAAAGAGAAGACATAGAACCTTACAAAATTACTTTTGAGGAAGCTAAAGAAAAATGCAAACACCTTAGTCTAGTTCACGCTGAGTCAAAAGAGATATTACAAGAAATAAACTCAGCATGGGGAGTAATTCGGAAACAACAGCACCTTTTTTCAGGGAAAACCCTACCAGTAGATAATCGCCTTGTAATTGGACTAACAGCAACTCCGCGTGAAGAGTTAGGAGATATTTTTGAGGTTCAGGTAACTGGACCCACTCCAAAAGAAATGATTGAACGGGGTGCGCTTGTTGGGTGTGTTTATTTTGGAACTAAAAATAAAATTAATACTAAAGGAGTAAAAATTAATGGCGGTGACTTTGATGCTGGTCAGTTAGAGATTCGTTGCCTTGAGGCGGTAAAATCAACAGTTTCCGAGTATCGCAGGCTCGGTCAAGGGAGACAATTCGTTTGTTTTGCTACGGGTGTAGAACACGCTAAAATCCTCTGTACAGAATTTAATGAGAGGGGTGTTCCCACGGACATTATCACAGCCGAAACACCAGAGCAGGAAAGAAGAGAAATATTTAAAAAAGTAGCTGAATTGAAATTGCGGGGGATTGTAAATATTAATACCTGCGGGATAGGATTTAATTTGCCCGAAATTTCTTGTATTATTCACGCTAGGCCAACTAAAAGCCGAACTCTTTATATTCAGATGACCGGTCGGGGTCAGCGGCTCTGTAGCTGGTTAGGCAAGATTGATTGTCTGATTTTGGATCAAGCGGGAAACGTAACCGAACACGGATTTATTGAAGATGTAGATTATCCTAATCTCTCTACATCTTCCGATACCCAAAAAGGACAGGCTCCGATTAAAGAGTGCGAAAATTGCAATAAAATAACCTACGCTTCCGCTCGTATTTGCCCTCATTGTGGCTACGAATTTCCGACAAAAGAAAAGAAACAAATCGCTAACGAAAGACTAGAGATTATTATTCACGATAAAGATAGAGAATTATACTTAGCCTATAAGTACGCCCTCAGAGAAGCTTACAAGAAAGGTGAACATATTGAAAGTGTCCGAGGATGGATGATCAAAACATTTAAAAATCCTAGACTAAGCAAAGACTGGATGCCCCCTAAATCTTGGAAGTTACACGCAATCTTCAAAAAAGACTATACTGTAAAAGACTTGAATAATTACGAGGCTTACTTGAAAAGTCTTTGTCAAATCGAGAACGATAACTGGGTAAAAGCCAAGATGAAAGAGGAATTTGGAGATGGCTGGGACAATATTCGGCTCTAATGGATTATTATTGGCATCTTCTCAGGAATATAAGGAACAAATAGCGAACGAGCTATTTAGACTTATTTCTATAGGCTCTGCTCCTATTCTTTCCCATACCCTTACCACACCCCCAAGTCCTCAAAATATAGATAGCTACTATATTGTCCCCGCAGAAGCTACTGGGACATGGACGGGAAAAACTAATCAGATAGCTTATCCCGTAATTGGTTTGGATGGATCGCCTACAGGAACTTGGAAATTCTGGCAGCCTTTTACTGGACTAACAGTTTTTTCTGTTTCTGGAGAAATAATATTTTTTGATGGTATAGATTGGCGAACCTCAGTCGCGGGGGGGGATATGCTTATCTCTGATTACGGGGGATCATCGTTCGGGACAGTGGCTAGAGCTGATGAAATTGTAGGGAATCCTAGTAATGATACTTTCTACGGGAAAGAATCAGGAAATAAAGGATTCTTCGGTTTTTTCTCAAAAGTTTTGTCAACTTCATTGACGGCTTTAAATATAACTACTGGTGGCGCAATAACTGCTACTGATACACTGTTGATTGCGTTAGGCAAAATCCAAAATCAGATTAATAGTATTAATATTAATTTGAGTGGAAATATTTTAACAACTGTATTAACTGGATTGTCAACAGCTACTGGTGGCGCAATAACTGCTACTGATACACTGTTGATTGCGTTAGGCAAAATCCAAAATCAGATTAATGATAATACAGAACAATATTCTGGGGACATAGAATCTCCTATTGTTCAAACTTATCCTCTTGATTTCGCTTTATTAAAAGGGTATAACATCCTAAGCTTTAGTGCCGTATCTGAATCTGGTACAGCTACTATATCGGTTAGCATTAATGGAATAAATATTTCTGGATTGAATAATTTATCTATTACTTCTACTCGATTAACTGTTCCCGTAACAACAGGGAATCTTCTTGGCATAGGAGACAGGTTAGAACTTGTTGTTTCTGCTGTTAATAACCCTAAACATTTATTTTTTACTATAGGAAGAAAATATGTCTAGATGGTTATTTTTCCCCTCTCTTACATCTCCTTCTGACGGAGAATTTACTTATTGTCAACTTGCAAATTCTCAAATACAAGCATGGCGACCTCCTACATCTCCTTCTGACGGAGAATTTACTTATTGTCAACTTGCAAATTCTCAAATACAAGCATGGCGGCCTCCTACTTCTCCTTCTGACGGAGAATTTACTTATTGCGCTCAAGAT